TGACGCTGCTGCTGCGTGGGCTCTGAGGTTGCGCCGTGTCTGAAGCACGCTGCACGTGCGGCGAAAAACTCCGGTGCCGCTCCAGCCGTCCATGCGGTGACGAACGGCAGCGGTATCTGCGTTGCCCGAGGTGCGGGGCTCGCGCGGTGGCGTTTGTAAAAACAACACTTTCCGAAGTGCGGTTCTGCAAGAGGGCCACGCGATAGTGGCAAGGTGGACTCCATCGGCAATACCGCCGCAGGAGTCTCACCGAACATGGACAATCTCAAGAAGCTTCAGGACGAAGCGGCAACCCTTGCCAACCGGATCGACGCCGTGCGTGCGATCGAGGCCGAAGACACGACCGCCCGCGATGTCGAGCTCATCGACCTCAACAAGCGCGCCGACGAACTCACCGCCAAGATCGACTTCGAGAAGAAGGTGGTCGAGTCGGCCAAGAATCTCCGCAGCGTGGTCGAGCGTTGCTCGCCGGCTCCCGAGGTGAAGGAAGAGCGCAGCGAGAACGTCCGCATCGAGGCGGTTCCGTTCTCGGGCCGGCTCCGTGCGTTCGAGAACGCCAAGGATGCCTACTCGGTGGGCATGTGGTTCAAGGCCAAGAGCGGCGATGCCGACGCGAAGCGGTGGTGCCAAGACCACGGCGTCGAGGCTCGCGCCCAGGGCTCGACCGGCGCAACGACCGGATCTGCATTCGTGCCGGATTCGTTGTCATCGGCCGTGATTCGCTTGGTTGACCAGTACTCGGCGTTCGCTCAGAACGCCACCAACGTGGTGATGCCGAGCGACGTGCTGCTGTTCCCGCGTCGGACTGCCGGTGCGACCGCGTACTGGATCGACGAGAACGCCGCCATCACTGCCAGCGATCCCACCAGCAACCAGGTGACGCTGACGGCGAAGAAGGTGACGGGTGCGGTGGTCATCGCGTCGGAGCTCCTGCAGGACTCCATCGTGTCGATCGCCGACTGGATCGCTGCCGAGCTCGCCCTGACGCTCAGCAACGCCGTGGAAGCGGCTGCGTGGTCCGGCAACCCGAGCAACGCCCCTGGCGTGGCCGGTCTTGTGACGAGCCACACGGGTGGCCTTCTCGCTGGCTCGGCTGCCACCTACGCGGCGTCGCTTGTGACCGCTGCGGGTGACACGCCCGACGAGGTCACGAAGGCCAACCTGCTGGCGATGATGGCTGCGGTTCCGCAGCACTCGCGTCAGGGTGCCAAGTGGTTCTGCTCGCCGTTCTTCTTCGCTACCTGCATGCAGAATCTCGACCTCGCCCAGGGCGGGTCGGTGGGTCTCTCGCAGGGCATGGGTCCGACGTTCCTCGGCTCGGAAGTGGTCCTTACCGACCGGCTCCCGAGCGGTGCGGATTCCACGGGTGCCATCATGGCGCTGTACGGCAACATGGCCAACAGCTCCTACTACGGCATCCGCCAGGCCATCGAGATCGCCAGCTCGGATCAGGTGAATTTCCTGAGCGACCAGACCGTGATTCGGGCGGTAGCGCGAGTGGCAATCACGCATGCAAATTTGGGCTCCTCGAGCGTCGCCGGCCCGATCATCGGCCTGGTTGGTGCGTGAGCCTGACGGCTTGACTCGATGTGCAGACTGGGCGGGCCGCTCCACTACGGAGCGGCCCGCTCTCTTTTGGAGTCACGCATGATCGTCAAGGTTGGTGGCACCGAGGCCGACATCCGGGTGGAATGCGTTATGAGCGTTCCACGGCTCGGGTTCATGTCAAACTTTTACACGTGGGCTCAGGCGCTGATGCCGCTGGGTATCCGCCCAACGATGATGCAGGGGGCCTTCTGGTCCCAATGTTTGTCGAGGGTCTGCGAGAAGTTTGTAGATAAATGTGAATACCTGCTTGTCGTAGATTACGACAGCGCGTTCAGCCGCGACGATCTTGAGCAGCTGTTCGCCCTCGCCATGGCTTTTCAGTGCGACGCCCTTGCCCCGCTTCAGACCAAGAGGGAGGACGGCCGCCCGATGCTCACGCTTCGGGGCACGCTGGAAAATCCGCCAGAGGGCGGCACCACGAGCCTGCCTGCGTCGTGGTTTGCCGAGCCAGTGCAAGAAGTGGATACAGCGCATTTTGGCTGCACCATCCTGAGCACTGCCGCCCTAAAGCGGTGCAAGCTGCCGTGGATGCAGGAAGTGCCCAACAGCGATGGCACATGGGAGGAAGAGCCGAGGACGCCAGGTGATCCGAACTGGCGGCCCCGTCGAGATGCCGACATAGCTTTTTGGGTCAACTGGCGAGATAGCGGAAATCGCTTGTTTGTCACGCCACGGGTGTGCATCGGCCACGGCGAGTACGTCTTCACATGGCCCGGCAAAGACCTCGGCAAGCCCGTCTACCAGCACGCCACGGAATACTGCAACACGATGAAAAAGCCCGAGACTGCATGGAGTGTGCCCCAATGACGAAAATCACATTCACCCGCGCGTGGCGGTCATACCGCAAGGGGCAGACCGTGGAGATTTCCGGCGGCCTGGCCACGCAGCTGCTCGCCCAGCGCGTGGCGGTTGAGGACACGCAGGGACAACTGATCGAGACGGCAGCCGTCGAGCACGAAGCCGAAACGGCCGACGCCACCCCGAGGAAACGCCGCCGTGCAATACCGAAGCCTGACCAGGGCGACCGCCCCAGCCGTTGAGCCCGTCACGCTCTCAGAGGCCAAGGCCCACCTGCGAGTCGATACGGCCACGGACGATGCCTACATCGGCTCGCTTATCACTGCGGCCCGTGAGTGGTGCGAGCAGTACCTGGACCGCACTCTGGTGCATACGCAGTGGGTGATGCGTTTCGACAGCTTCCCGCCTGACGGCACGCAGGACATCGAGCTGCCACGCCCGCCGATGGCTACGGCCGGCACTACCACGGCGGTGGCCCTGACGTTCACCTTCGAGAACGGCACCACGTCTACCTACTCGACGGCCAGTTACCGCGTGGACCGGGACGGCGTGCCGGGCACCGTGAAGACGCTGTACGGCCAGACGTGGCCGCCGCACCTGCAGGACGATAACGCCATCAGCGTGACCTGGTGGGGCGGGTACGGGGCAAGTGGCACGAGTGTGCCGGCTGCGATCCGGCACGCCATGCTGATGCTCGTGGGCATGTGGTACGAGCGCCGGATGGCGGCCGACTCCATGAGTGGCAACGAGATCCCCTTCGGCGTGCAGTCGCTCCTAGACTCGCAGAAGTGGGGCTCCTACCGATGATCGACCCCGGCAAGCTCCGCGAGCGTGTCACCGTGCAGATCGCCAGCGGCACGACCAATGCCCTCGGCGAAACGGTGCTGACGTGGGGCGACTCGTCTGCCGTGTGGGCCAGCGTCGAAGGCGTTAGCGCACGCGAAGCGTTGATCTCTGGCCAGCAGGAAACGACCGTGAGCCACCGGGTGCGGCTCCGCTACCTGCCGGGACTGACGAGCCAGCACCGTTTCTCGTGGCGTTCCCGAACGCTGGAGATCGTCAGCCTGCTCGAGCACGGCAACCGCTCAGAGCACGAGGCTATTTGCCAGGAGCAGCAGTAGATGGCAAAGGCAGCCGGATCGCTTGAACTCGGGATGGAGTTTCCAGAACTCACGGAGCTCCGCGAGCAGTTCAAGGAACTGCCGAAGAACATCGCCGCCAAGCACCTCGGCGCTGCCCTTCGCAAAGCCATGGCACCGGGGCAGACGGCCCTGCGTAAGAACACGCCAAAGGGGCCGACCGGCAACCTGCGGAAAAGCATTAAGACAAAGATCAAGGTTTACGCCAAAGACGGCAACGCCGTGGGGCTGGTTGGCTACGCGATCGGGCAAGGCAGCCTTGGATACCACCAGGGCTTTTTGGAGTTCGGCACGAAGGAACGAAAAACGAAAAAGGGCCGGTTCGCGTCCAGCTGGAAAAGCAGCAGCCTCAACAACAGCCAGTACGTGCGCGGTGGGTTCACGATCTTGAACCCAAAGCGTGGCCGCAACGCCGGCAAACTTGTCACAAGCCCAAAGCCGCCGAAAGCGTTTTTCAAGACGGCAAAGGCAGGCCAGGTTGTGAACCTCGGCAAGATGCCGGTGGGCGGACGCACCGGCGTGCCGCCAGTGAAAACGTCATTCAATCAGGCCCAGCCCGCCATGCGTAGTCTGCTTCAGCAGGAACTCGCCACCAGGCTGGAGAAGGCATTGAACGAAGTGAAAGGCCGCGTCGCCAGAGGGCTCATCACATGAAATCCCCCGAAGCCGTCCTCCGCTCTGCCCTAGTGACGAACACCGTCACGTCATCCATCGTGGGCAGCCGCGTCTATCCGCTCCTGGCCCCGAAGACTGCGGCCCTGCCGTTCATCACCTGGCGGCGTTCGGCGA